AGATTAATTAGTGGACAATTTACAAGAATGTCAATTAGATTGACAATAGATGATGCTTACTTATTTAGTGTTCCATTTATGGATAACTGGAATATTGAATATAGTGGGGATATAAAAGTACAAGATTAAAGGAGAGAATGGATAAACATGCCTAATATTAAAATTCGCGAACAGGAAGCTGTTTCATTAGCCGCATTTGATATTACAGAAAATACAGTCCTAGTCCCTATGTTGTACGCTAGAAGTTATGAAACCAGTACTGATGAGAATACCAATGCTACGGAAGTTATCTATACTGATACTGAAGCCGTCTCGAGATTATTCACCAGTGCAAATGCCTTTAGGGGTTGAGCATCCGGACATACAGTCACGGTTGATAGTGGTTTAGATAAATCGTACATTATGGCGTATGAACTCTTATTACAAGGATTAAATGTGGTCGTCAAACCTTTATTATATGAAAATGCTACAGTAGGTAATGACTTATCTGAAGATGAAGCATATAATTTGGTTGAAGGATGCATTAATAATGGAGATTTAGACGAGTTCAAAAATAGGAACTTATTTAATATTAAATTTATCACAACTGGTGGATATGCTAACTGCGGTAAGACTTATGAAGTTACTGTAGATGATGAAGTTATATCAAAAACAACAACATCCTACACTGCAATCAGAGAGTTAGCTGAAGCTAGAGGTGATGCAATTGCTTTAATTGAGTTTAGAGATTTTGTTGAAAATGAGACTGAATTATTTGATATGATTCAGGAACAATATACACCTGACGGAGCAGGAGATTTATACTCAGCAGCTTTCTTCCCATGGTTTAACTTTACAACAACTGCTAATAATACTCAAAGTACAGTATTAATGCCTGCAAGTTTTGGTTACTTAATGGCATATGCAGAAAGTGTTAAGAGTAATGCAAACTGGTTTGCTGCAGCTGGTACAGTTAGAGGTTATATCCCTGGTTTAGTTAAACCTTCATTTGATGTTGGTGAAGCATTAATGCATACTTTACAAGGTGATGAAGAAGCAGGTCAGCAATTAAATATCATGATTAACCCAATTTATAATGCTGGTACATACGGTTATAGAATTTGGGGTAATAGAGTTGTTAATAAGACAAATTCAGTTTTAGCTGATAGATATATGAATTTCTTAAATGTCAGAATGTTACTTTGTGATATTAAGAAACAGATTTATCATACAGCAATGAGATGTACATTTGAACCTAATGATGATATAGTCTGGATTAATTTCAAGACTTTAGCAAACTCTTTGTTAGATAGAATGAAGAGTGGTAGAGGTATCTCTTGGTATAAATGGACAAAAGAAGTAGCTGATACAAAAGCAACTATCAAGGCTACCTTAACAATTCAACCAATCGAAGCAGTTGAATCATTCGATATTAATATTATATTGACTGATGAAGAAGTAACGATTGAAGATGCTACAGTTTAATGGAGGAATGATATAGATGGCTACTACAAATTTTGGAACATACCACCTTGCAGATAATCCTAAGTCTTATCAACCAATAAGAACAAATAACTTTAGGTTCTTGGTTTCAGGCTTGGATAGTTTGTTAAGAGTTGCTGGTGATGCAAATGATAGAGATGACTATATTACAAATGGTCAGGAAGTAATTGATTTCTCCGTTGTAAGTTTCTCAGTACCAGATTTCCAACAGAATGTTATAGATGTTAACCGTGGTAATAGTACAGTTCATTTTGCTGGTAAGGCAAGTTTTGGCACTGGTTCATTAGTTATTAATGACTTTGCAGGTGCTGATGGTAAATCAGTATTAAGAGCTTGGCAAGCATTATCTTACAATGTTGTTGATGATACTATTCCATCATCTGATGTTTATAAGAAAGATGCAGTTGTACTTGAATATTTACCTGATAATACTTTAGTTAATTATTGGGAACTTAAAGGTTGTTGGGTAAGTCAAATTCAGGAATCTGGATGGGATAACAACAATGCTGATAAGAAAACACTTACCGGAACAATTGTGTTCGATCGCGCCATTCCACATAAACCAGATCAACTTTAAAGAAAGACAATAATCAACTTCGGTTGATTATTTCTATATTATAATAACTTTGTGTTGTTATAATATAGAAATAGACAGAAAGGAAGACAAAGATATGATAATACAGAAAGATTTTTTAGCTGATAATATTATTAAAACAACCTATATTGATGGAATTGATAAAGTCGATACAGGTGTTTATGATAATGGTATCAGCTTTTGTAATATTTACCGTAAAAATCGTAAGAAAGAAGATGATTTTGAAACCATAGAGGCTAATGGTATCAATATTTATATTTTAAACGATGAAGGTAAAACTTTACGCGCATTAAGGCAGAGAGGAAGATAATATGGTAGCAATTAAAGAGGATTTTGAATTACCTAGCAAAGGTAGAATTTACGGAAAGAAATTTGATCCATCATTTACTTTAAGGTCAATGACTGTTGAAGATGAAATGAAAAGATTGGCACCTTCAAATAATCCTTACAAGGCAATGTCAGAAATTATTGAATCATGTTTAGATGAAAAATTTCCTATTCCTGTATATGATTTATGTTTAGGTGATTATACTTATTTACTTCATAAATTAAGAGTTGTAACATATGGCGCAGATTATAATTTAAGATTTACATGTCCTTATTGTGGTAACTCTGAAATTATAACTGTTGATCTTGATGATATGAAAATAAATAAATATGATGACAGTATTAAGGAATTAATGACAGTTAAATTACCTGTTACAGGTAATGAAGTAAAGTTAAGATTTCAAACTCCTAGAGATTTAGATAGGATAAATAGGGAAGCTAAAAAGATGAAAGAGGATTTTCCTGATATGACTGGTGATCCTACAATTTTACTTACATTACAATCTTTAATTGATTCAGTTGATGGTGAACCTATTGATCCTATTATGATTAAAGAAACACTTAAAAAATTACCTATGAAAGATACAAATATTATTTCACAGGTTGCTACTAAATTAAATTCTTCAATTGGAATTGATACTAATTTACATTTAAAATGCACTAAGTGTGGAGGTGAAGTAGATACTCCCTTTCGTTACACTAGCGAATTTTTTGGACCCACAATTTAATGATGATGGTGAACCATATGGTCCACATAGATTCAAAGAAATTGTAAGGGAATGTTATTCAATATCTAAAAATTGTAATACACCTTATACTGATATACTGAAGATAACTCCTAGGGAAAGGGATTATCTAATAGAATTTATTGTTGATGATGCTAATCGTGCCAAGGAATTATTGGAAGAGAATAAGAAGAGGATAAGCTAATGGCTGAAAATAGAAGTTCAAGTTTAGATGCTCAAAGTAATAGGAACGCAGCTGCACGTGAAACTATTCAAGAGTTGCATACAAAAACAGACCTTACTAAAAAAGAGATTCAAAAAATAAATGAATATACACGTGAACTAGATCGTGAGTCTGTTAAATCTAAATATCAGCTCATGAAAGAGCTTGAAGAAGATGCTCATAAGAAGCGTGTAGAAGATTATAAAAATGAAGGTAAAGTAGTTAAGGCTGCCTATGAAGATGCATTTGGTACACTTGACAAAACTACAAAAACATTAGGAAATATTACTGGTGGATTAACAGCTGAGATAGATAAATCACTTAATAAATATCTTGAAGCTCAAACTTCACTTAATGCTCATTTATCAGGTTCACAAACATCTTTGACTTCTGTTTTAGATAGATTCCAAAATACATTAAGTACAAGTAATATTGTAAGACAAGAACGTGTATTTGATAATTTAGGTAATTTAGTAAAATCAGGTATTACTTATAATGTTGAACAAAGAGCATTTTTACAAACATTAGCGCAAGATATTGATATGGTGTTTAATGCTCAAGATGGATCATTAACACAATTAATTAGGTTACAAAATAGAGATTTATCGTCAAATAGAATGGCGATAGAATATAGTTTACAGAGATTTTTAAATCAAAACTATCAAACATCTGAATATATTAAGGCAGCATTTGATTCTGTATCTGATTCTTTACTCACAGCTCAATCAACAATGAATGCTAGACAAGCAGTTGATTTTGAAGGTACTGTACAAACATGATTAGGTTCTATGTATAGTGCAGGTATGAATGCTAGTACAGTTAATAGTTTAGCATCTGCATTAAATGCTTTAGGGTCAGGAGATATTTCAAATTTAGGAAGTGGAATATCTAACTTGGTTCTTATGGGAGCTGCAAGAGCAGGATTAGATTATGGAGCGTTATTAAATAATGGTCTTGATGCAAATACAACTGATAAATTATTAGCAAGTATTACATCCTATATGCAAGAAATGGGTGCTAATCAAAGTAATGTTGTAAGGTCCCAGTTAGGTAATTTATTTGGAGTAAATATTACTGATATAATTGCTGCAAATAATATGAGATCAACTCAAGGTGGTGTTTCATCTGATATAGGTACTTTATTAAGAGATTACGATGGATTTATGTCATTCGGTACAGGATTACAGAATCGTATGGCTAATTTAATGTGATCATTTGGTACAAATATAGCAAATAATCAAACTCAATTGATGGCTTATGAAATAACAAATTTAATTTCAAAGTCTGGTATAGGTAATATGCTATATGATATTGGTGATACATTATCAAATGGTGGTTTATTAGGTAAAGCTGCTGGAACTGCAATGCAATTACTTGGTATAGCTGCAACAAATGCTCCATTAATACCTATTATAACTAGTTTATTTGGTGAAGGTGGAACTATAAGTGATATAATAAATTCATCAAAGGCGTCAGGTGCTGAAGCAATGTTTAATGCTTTAAGTTCAGGATCAATGAGAGGTGGAGATATTAGAATTTCTGATGCTGGTGTGTCTGGTAGTATGTACATATCAACTGGCGGTTTAAAGGATATCCTTTCAGGTTCACAAAGTTCATTAAATGAATTAACTAGTTCAGTGACAACAGTTGAAGCAGATCAAGGACCAACATTGGAAGAAAATGTAACAACAATAACGGATACAGTTACAGCTATATTTGATCTTTTAACAGAAAAACTTGAATCTATTGATGATAATGTATTTGCTTTATCAGCAACAAATAATCTTGCATCAGCAGCTGTTACTGGATGGTCAGCAGTTAATAGAGGAGCATCATTCTAATGAAATATAATTTTGAAGATAATAATATTGTAATTGGTCATATAAAGGAATTATTACATAGTTTTAATTTACCAATGATTCCTGTATATACTGATAATACAGTACTATATGAAAATAGAGCTTATATAAAAGACAATGAGATAGTTAAATGAACAGGATCTGAGTTTAAATTTCTTGCTGATTATATTTATAATACTCAATTAGTAAATGTAACAAAAAGATTAAATATGAATTCAGCTATTTATGATAACTACACTCATGAATATTTAGGTGATTACCTTAGATTTATAAGAGATTATCATCATGTTGATTTAATGAGTATGTATAATTGCTTTGGTAAGAA